TGGCAAAAAGTTTGAGCAATTGCTTGCAGAACATTACCGTGATAGTTTTATTCGTGGTGATTGGCAAGCAGTGCGTGATTATGAGAAAACGATATTGAGCAAAGTAGTTGCCGATAAGGTCGATGTCACTACAAATGGTGAGAGCATGAATGCACAATTCGTGTTTCCACAGCGTGAATTGACTGATTGGTCTAAGATACCAGTAACGATCACAACTGATGCAAAAGATTGAGATACCGTTATTCGGCGAACAGGCAACATTGTTGCGTGACATGCTTGACAGTGACAAGCATTGCATACATATCGTGCCTGTGGGTAGTGGCAAGACATTTTTAGCCAGCATAGCATTGCCTATATTTGCCACAGACGAACGCTATCATAAAAATAAAGATATAATTTACAGCGCGCCTACTGGTGCCATGATTAAAAGTTTGATATGGGAACCGTTAAAAAAGAGTTGCATCAATCATTTTAATCTAAAAGACGGTATCGATATCAATAACAGTGAACTAACAATAAAGTTCCCTAATGGTATCTTCATACGTTGCAAGAGTGCAGAGCAACGTGAAAATTTACGTGGTCTCAACGTGGGCATATGGATCGCTGACGAGGCGGCATTGTACACAAGCGATACATTGCAAGAGATCACAAACAGATTGCGTCCTAGTGTGGGTCAACCCGACAGTCAAGGTAGATTGATCGTGATAAGCACACCCAATGGCACAGGACCACTGTACGACCTATTCAAGATGGCTCTTGATAGGCCCGAAAAATATATCGTACGGCACTACAATTATGAGCAGATGCGCTCAGGTAACAAAGCATATATCGATGAACAGAAGCGTATCATCAGTCCATTAAAATTTGCGCAAGATTATTTGTGCCAATGGGAGAGCGTGGCTGATCAGTTCTATTATACATTTGACAAACACAAACATTGTAGTGACGACATAATAGATCGTGGTGGCGATCTATACACCTTTCACGATTTTAACAAACGTGTCATGTGTGCTGTTGTAGCACAAGTGACAAGACCAGGAGAAAAGAATGGTACTATGCAAGTTCTTAAATCATATGCGATACCAGATTGCTCGACTGAAGGAATCGCTGATGCGATACGTCAAGACTTTCCCAAGCGTAGACTATTCAGTATTATTGACATGTCAGGTACTCAAGTCAATCGTGACACGACTAGCCCTTTCGGTATCACAGACCGTATCATACTTGAGAAATACGGTTTCACGATTATCAATAGTCGCAAGAGCAATCCTCTTGTGTCTGATACTGATAACACTGTCAATGCTTTTATCAATAGCGATAGGTTGAGAATCAAAACTGATGATAAGATGTTGATAGAAAGTTTGCAGACATATCATTTTGAAGATGCCTCACGTAAACGCCTCGTCAAATATACTGAGCAGAAGTATGCTCACATAGACGGATTGGGCGATGCATTGCGTTATGGCATACATCATCTGTTCCCCATAACACATGAGCAAGGATTGCCTGAGTTTGTGGGCATGGATCCAAGATATGCTAGAGCGACAGACCCTGGCAACAAGTACATGCCTGAGAGTCCATTATATCCCGGAGGTCCTTCATGGGAACAGATCATCAATGGTGGCGATGAAGATATAGATCACATGGTATATTGAGAATAAATAATAGTAACAAATCATTCAGGAGAACAAGTGATGTTTAAAAGAGATAGAAAGCGCACGCCTGTGTACGAGCGATTGATGAAGCGCACGATAATACCAATAGATAAAAACGATTGTTGGATATGGACAGGACCTGTGAACAATGCAGGTTTTGGTATGATCAAAGAAGATTTAGATATAGATAACAAGATGGTAACAGTGCATCGTGTGGCTGCTAGACAAAAAGGTCTAAACATGAAAAAAGAGATCAATCACACATGTTTGAACAAACGTTGTGTGAATCCTAATCATCTAATAGAGGGTAGCGCCAAGCAACGCCACACTCGCATAGTCGAGAAGCATGGTGTCAATTTCAATCAACCTAAAGACCCTATATTGAAATGCCCACACTGTAAGGGCAGTAGTCATGTGACATGGTTCAGCCGTAAACACGCAAATTGTTATCCAGGCATGTTTGAAGATTACGCTAAGTTATTGCGCAAGAAAGTATAAATAATATTACAACTATAGGTGATAATATGGATTTCGAAATGATGGTCGAGATGTATGCAATCTCAAAGTTTTATATACCTCAAGATGATCATTATGATCTAGCAAAAGATGTCGTGAGATACCTCACTGATATGGGTCACGATGATGCAGAGATCGAAAGATATTTCGGCGAATTTCCTGAAGTCATGAAAGCCCTCGATGAATATAGCGTGTACACACAAGAGACTGAAGATGTGATGGACATGGATCCAGAAGAGTACGCTGCTATGGAACAAGAAGAATATGTCAATGAAAAGTTCGGTGGCGACTATTACGAATATCTTGACGATAACGAATAATCGCCTAGGAACATTTTTATGAATGCAAACGAACTAATACACAAGAGTCCCATATACAATGCTATCTATGAACAGATGTTAGGATATCAGTACGCCTATCTTGGCGGACAGATATTCAAGACATACGTTCGTAAGAAACGCCCAAGCGAAGATAGCAATCTTTACATCGATCTAGTCAACAATACGGTTGCGCAGCCTATCTGCCGTTATATCGTTGACACGATCAATGATGTGTTGTTCGAACCTGGCGTGAAACGTGAATTGAAATTCTGCACACCGACAGGTGCTTACATCGATCCTAAGAATACTGAGTGGGCAGAACTCATGTTGCTTGATGCCGATCTACAAAATAGATCATTAGATGCATTCATGGAACAAGTAGGTGATCTAACAAGTATCTATGGTCATTGCTGGGTGTTCGTTGACATGCCTAAAGAAGATGAAGGCAATCTTGGTAGACCTTATGTTGTCGCAGTCAATCCATTGAACGTATGGAATTGGGAGTGGGAATGGTTCGGCGGTAAGCCAATGGTCAAACATGTCAAGATATTAGAATCAGAAGATAAAACAGATTATTACCTCAAGTGTTATCACTTAGGTACAGATGAATATCCAAGTTATTGGAAGAGTTATCGTGTAGGCAAAAACATTGCTAAACAAGATGTTGAATTGATAGGCGAGGGAGTCTATCCCGCAGGTATGGCTATACCGGGCTTCATCGCATACGGTCGTCGTGATCCAAGAACAATCGACATCGGCGTTAGCGATATCGATAGCGCAAGTGACGCACAGAGAGAACATTATAAATTAGAATGCGAAGCATACACCTCTGTGCAATTTGCTAAGACTATCATACGTGCAGATAAAGGTGTCGCTATACCTGTACACGCAGGTGCGATAGTTCGTGCAAGTCAAGGTCAAGTAGAATGTATCCCAGTAGATACAGGTGATGTTGATAAAGTCACAAGTCGCCAGCGTGAGATACTTGAGCAGATCGAAGCATTGACTGGCTTAGGCGGATTGCGTAACAGCAAGAACCAAATAGCAAGTGGCGTTGCGATCATTGAAGAACGCAAGACACTACATCGTCTAGCCAAATCAAAAGCAAGATTGATGGAAGTTGCAGAAGAAATGATATTCACATTTGCCGCACGTTTCATGGGCGTGCGTTGGGCAGGTGAAGTGCATTACAACACAGACTATGAAGCACACGACACAAACTATAGACTCGCCTTGATGGGTCAGGCAAAGAGTCTAGTGCAGAACAATCCGATAATCGATAACCTTGTGGTCAAAGAAATTATCGGCATGCTTGCTCCGGCTGAAAAGATCCCGCAATACGAACAAGCATACATCGATACGATCACAGATCCTATGGTCAAAGAATTGATGACACAGGATAATCAAGCAGTATACAGCCGTGATCTCGCAGATCAGATCAGCACACCAGAAGATTTTGGTGAGACTGCTCCAGTCTATGGGGACACGGCAGAGTATGATAGTGCCGAAGGATATGATGTCAATGGTGACGGCATCGGCACGCCTGTGACTTACACAGGTCAGTCCTATTACACAAATCAGGCCATTGCTACTCAATTACAGGGTATCAATACTGGTAGGTGATCTCGTTTGTTACGATATAACTAAAGGAAAAAATTAAATGTTAGAAAATCAACTCGTTGGCAACGATACAGCCCCTGAAGCAGAACAGGGTACAAATGATGCCGCTGATGGTAAAGTGAACCCAGGCGCTATACGTAAAAGCACTACTAATTCAATATTGAATGCACTATCTCAAGCGAGTGGTCAAAGTTTTGAAAGCGTAGAGGCAGCGTTAGCATATGTGGCACGCACTTCAAGTCAACGTTCCGGTGGCAACGCACAGCCAGTGGAGTCAGAACCAGCAATAGAACCACGCATGGGGCGTGACGCAGGTGATGACACTACCGATCTACGTGATCAGTTCATGAGACTTCAACGTGATTTAGCACAGAAAGAACGTGCTTTACGTATGAAAGAGTTAGACACTGAGATATTACGCAACATGGGCGATAGATTCGATCCTGATTTACAAGACTATGCATTGCAAAAGATCAAGGCAAATCTACAGTTCAAGCGTGATGGCAGTTATTCTATCATCAATTCGAAGGGTCAAGAACGTTACGGCATGGATGGTAATCCACTTTCGTTGAGAGGCTTGGTAGAAGAAGTTGCTCAAGGTAACCCTAAGTTACTTAAGCAAGGTCAAGTATCAAGCGGATCTGGAC